CCATACATCGCCTTCACTAGGGTCTGTCCACATAAAGCCCATATCACCAGAACCATCTGCGGCCGTAGGCACAGATTGTATAGTGGTTGTGGGAATGTTCAAATAGTTGGCATTTCTTTCGGTCTTCCTCAGCGTCAATGTAAGACTTTCATTATCTGCGTCATTCCGTGCTAGTCTATTAACATCTGATTCGTCCTTGTATCTAGGATAGGCCCCTTTTGGATCTGTAAAACCTAGGCCCCTGGCCTTATCTTCAGCACCTGTGTAAAAGGGTTTGCCTGGCAAACTCCCGAGGATTACTGCGTCTTGTTTATGATCTGCGTCCCTAAAGAAACCTATGACCCACGAGCCTGTTACGAGGCCTAGGGGAGTTTGCCCAAGGCCAGATACGCCAGAGCTTGTGATAGGTAATAGGGGATGGGCCCAAGGTAAGTCCTCTGTTGGGAGGTCCTCTTTGTTTTCTGTGTGGTATCCAACTGCTCTTACACGAACACGGCCCAATTTAAGTGGGTCGTCTCGGTCTTCCACAACACCTGCAAACCAGATGAAGCCATCTCTTCCCATAAAATCTGTTATCGCCATAAAAAATTCCCATAAATGACCGTATTTAAACCAGTCAAGCTATTGTATTTATCCGTATTTTTAACTCCTGCGTACGGGCCGCGGTGCGTAGCACTTATTAGAGGCCTATCGTTGAAACCTCTTATATTCATTGATTTATTGTGTATATTATCTTTCATATGTATCAAATTGTCTTTGGTTTGTTTGTAAGTCTTATATATTAGTTGTTTTTTACATTTTCTGTAAGGGTTTTCTAGTGTGGCCTCTCTTGTGGCCTGCCCTTATGGAAATTTTTTTCTAAACTCGCAATAAACTTTGAGCCTCCTCAATGTTTTTTAATTCTTTTGAAAGCTACGTCTACCTTACTATAGTCTACCATATAGTAGCCTTCGTTATTTACTATGGCAGCCCAAGGTACTTCTTGTGCCATAACCCCTTGGTATCGTCCAGTTTCGCCTTTATAGTCAAAGTTATAGATGTTAATACCTGATGGTGATTGGCCAACTAGTTCTATGTTTTCCTTATATCTTATGTCTGATTTCCAAGGACCCCAGCCTCCTCCACCACCTTTAAAGAATTTAGACGCACTCTTAAATACATTAGATTGTTTGAATGCAACAATTGAGGATTGAACAAACTTATTGTCCATCAATCTGCCTTTAAAGCCATCTAACGCACGGTCTAACGCTATTCCTTTTAGGTTTGCGATACTGGTTACACTTGATAGATTGATACCTCCTAGTTGTAAATTTGATTTCTGAGCAATCTTCTCAACCACGGTCTTTCTATTCAATATCTCACTATTGATTTTTGCAAGGTACTTATTCTGCAATACCCTATTGGAAGTACTATTTAGGACGTCATTTACCGCCTTATTAGCGGCATTTTTGACGTTTAAGTCTGTACTATTCAAATCTACACCTAACTTGGTAGCGATGTCTTCTACAGACGATACTTGTGGTGTCGGTATCTTGGAATCTAGTATATTTGATATAGCATTACCACTAGATAGGTCAATTCCTGACCCTATGATATCCACTGGTTTTGTTCTAAATGAAGCTTCCGATTTAAATGATTCGCCATTAGGTAAATCACTTGCAAAGATATTACGCACTACGGTTACTGCGGTTGTATGCTTTTGTTGTAAAAAATCTACTTGATGGTGTAATGATTGGATCAAATAACGACCTGATAATAGGGTGTCTATTTTACCTTCTCTGGTTAACTGCGACTCATTGTCCTCATATGAAGCATTGTAAGATGGCACTTCACACCATACTAGGTCACCCACGTTATATGTGAAATTACCTGGTACATCTACATCCATTGAAAAATAATCTCTTGTTGCTTCTGATAATTCTCTTTTCTGTTCCAATCTTGGATCTGAATTAAGGCCATGTGTATTAATTTTGTGATTATGTTTTGTTTTAGGTGTAACAAATATTCTAGCATAGTAATCGTCCATATATTTACGTTTAGGAGCACTTGCCTTACTCATTTTTGATCTGTTTAAATTATCAATCTGGTGAATACTAGTACTGCCATATGATTTGTCTGTCGTATTACGTTCTTCATCAAAATCAGCAGGTCCTGGTGGCATAACACCTTGGTACTTGTTACCGATACCATCTGGAGCGTCTATATGTAATGCACGGTCATAATAACTTGTATAGGTTAGGTTTGACCTTACAGCAGTTTTGTGAATTAGGTCGTGGCTGTACATACTACTACCGAACATTCCTCTTCTTGTATTACCTAGTGTGTCATAGGATTTGTTAAATGAAAATGAGTACGGTTTAGTCATTGGTGAAGCGGCCTCAGCATCCACGGTACTAAATTGTCTATTGAAGGCTGATAGCAAATCAAAATATGCCACAAATGGTCGTGTTTTGGTAGTGTCAGCGTGTTCTCTATACAAACTTTCTAAACATCTAAAATGAAAACCTCTATTGTTTTCATAAAACAGATAATCAGGTGTTCTAAAATTGACAGGTTCAGAAAGTTCACCAACTTGTCTAATACCATCCACTGGTCTTACATTAGGGAATGTGTATTTGTAATTGCCAGCTGTTGGGTCTATAAAAACATTTTTCTTTGTATTGATTAATTCTTTATCACTTTTAAGCAGTTTGTGGACCATCTCTCCATATGAACCAGATAGGGATTTGGATACACGCAAACGCTCATTTCTTATTTTCTCCTGTGATGTGAAAAATAATGCTATCGCTTGTATGTTTTGAGAAGTCTTAACGGATCTCTTTTCATAAACTTGGAATCTATGATTACTAGCATCCACTTCCTCATCATAGCCAGCAGATATAGGAGTCCTTAATCTAAACTCTAAAAACTCATTGCCGATAATTGGTAATTGGTCTGTGGCACCCATTGAGTCAAAGAATAATATATTACCACTTTGAAAGGGTGTGTCTAGGCCTTGATAAAGATTTATTACTGCGGTTACGTTTGAAATATCTAATATACTTCCACCATAACTATAGAGTAAAATGTCTTTTGCTCTAAAATCACCTGGATGTCGGTAGTTATTGTCATTATATTTTGGTATATCGCTCATTCATTAGTTACCCATTAAGGTTGTAAATTCCTCTACAACTAGTTCTATATACTCTGGTTTTAATAATCGTATTCTTCCCTTCGCCTGTTGTAACCTTTCCTCGTATTCGTAATTAGTAACTGCTGTTGCACCTGCTTCTGTGCTATTAACTTCTATCATATGTGAGTCGTCAAATGATGTTGTTCTTCCACTAGTTTGTGGAATTTCATAATGATGAGTTGCACCTGGATTAGCGTATTTGTCATTTACAAATTTCTCAAAATCAACACGTGGTAAAGGCCAGTCATAAAATCTGTCCTTAATATTATTAAATAATAATATGATCCAATAATAGTTTTGATTGCCATAATATTCTTCAGCAAGTGCTTCTGGTGTCATCTCTCCTTGAACATCTATCGTATCAAAGACAGCTGCAATTTCTTTTAATCCTTTTTTCATTACCACACGATTTAATAGGTTAGTAACAACTTTATAGTCGCCTTTACCTACAGCGTCATATAGTATTTGAGGAAAGTATGAAAAATAGTATGCCATATTAGTAAGGGTTTAACTCCGAATATCTTTGTTTCTCAATAAGTTCAAGTTCTCTAAATGTGATTGTTAAATTCGTTGAAACAGGATCACCATATGGGTGTGTTGAAAATTTATCACCTAAATCTACTTCTACTCCTGTACAAGCACACAAACCTATTTGTTCTAAATAAGGATTAATTGATGTACCTTTCATAAATCTAATTACAAATTCAAAAGGCACTTTGTAAGCAGCAATACTGCCAGTACCATAACGTTCTGGTAACATTGCCATTTTAAATTGATTAACCATTTTATTAACCGTATCAGATTCCATTTTTGACCTTGGTGTAAATTTAAATGTAAAACTAAATTCTCTATAGTCAATACCATTAAATATCATCTCGGTCATAGCAGATGGTGCTATACCTGTTCTTCTTTGTAAAGCAGCGCCTACACCTCCCATTAAACCACCAGTTAAAAATGATGAAGCACCTATAATTCCTTTTCCTGCTTGTTGTAAAGCAGCGCCTAGATTAGCAGTATCAAATCCTGAAGTATAGAAATCTTTTGCTTTTGCAAGAACACCAATACCCATACCAACTTCAGCAGGACCATAATCTGCTCTCAAATTAAATTTTAAATTCTGTGGCATATAAATCGCCATAGATGATACAACTCTCCTTGCCGAACCTGTACCTGTAGGTATCACACCTAATTTACCACCTTCACTAAAAAATCTATTTGCACCATATATTATAGTGTTTAATCTTTTTGAAGCTACGGTTGCACCAGGATTACTTACACCACCTGCATTATTATTAGCAAAGGATTGTACTGATGGTGGACCCGCTGGACCTGTGCCAAAACTTGTACCTGTACGTTGTATAACATCAAACAACATATAATGCTCTTGGTCTTGTTTATCTAGTGGATAGACAAAAAAGTTTCCGCCTTCAGTTAATTTACTAGCAGCGGAACTACCAGCATTGTAATTAATATTTGTTGGATTGTAAGAAATAACACCTGAAGGAGATGAACCTATAGTACTAATATTGCTGTTCATTGCAATATTTTTAGAGGCATTAGCACGTGATTTAATCACATTTGATAATGCTTTAAACGGATTTTTAAATTTAAATGCCATAGTAATATTTATCTATAATCCTTAAGGAATATCATGGTACATCTTACCGTCTGGTACACTAGTACCTATTGTTGCACCATCAAATACCGTTTTGTTCTCTTGGTTAACCGTATCACCTTGTTTAATAATTGTTGTCTGTGATTTAGCGCCATCCGATGTACTTATTTTCTCAATCTTATCTACTTTTATTTCTTCTACTTTCTTTAATTTAGACATTGGGTGGTCGGAGTATAAGTTTTGACGTGAGTTTAATTCTGTGGATGTTAATTGGTCAACATTTGTATTTTTACTAGCAAGTTTCTTTGCCATCTTCTTTTCATCTACAAGACCAAATGTAAGGCCTGATAAGAACCCAGCGAAACCTGCTGACGCCTTATCTCTTAATGTTAAATCTTGGTCATCTTTGTCTAATAATTCACCTGCATTGGCAACACCTTTAGCGGCGTCAAATATGCCCATCAAAGCTGCAAGTGGTATTGCAAAACGAGTACCTGCTCTTACGACATTTTTAGCATATTTACCTGCTACATTAATACCTTTTTTCTTATTTTTTTCAACCAAATCTTTGGTTTTAATTTTACTTGCTGTATCTTTAGCCACTATAGGAGGTACGGTCCTTGGCGATTTTAAATTTAAGTTTTTGTTTTTTATATGTGGTGGTACAGCTGGTGTCTTCGGTTTTAAACCTAACATTGACCTTGTACCTTGGTACAATGCACCCATTGAATTGGATAATGTACTTCCTAAATTACCTATAGAGCCAGACAATATCGCACCAAGACCTGTTAAAGCTGCTAAAGGTGTTAATAATTTACTTAAAAGTGATCTTTCTTTTTTACCTTCTTCTTTTCTTTCTTTGCCTAATAATTCGTTTGTAAGTTCGCTTTCTTCAAGTATTCTTTCTAATAAACCAGATGATGTATCAAATTGTTTATCTGATTCTCGTTCTTCTTCAACAGCGGTTTCTTTATCAAACCCAGGCCCTTTAGGTGTTTCTCCTTCACCAAATAAATCTTTAGTCGCCCTTTGAGCCAAATCCTCTTTATCTCCTGCTGAAGATGGACCTCCTAAACCAAAACCTGCCATTGGACTACCACCACTTTTAATATTACTCTTTGCCTCTTTTTTACGTAATGTTCTTTTCAATCCCAAAGCTCGTGATTCAGCTCTTTCTTCAGATTCAATTGCTCTTTCTATTCTCTTGCCTATGATAGGTACATTTGTAAGACCTATTCTTCTAGCAAGTTTAAGAGGTTTTAGTTCTTTCTTAAAATCTCTAAATCCCAATGATAATTTAGTTGTTAGACCTAACACCTTTTTTAATTGAGCATTTGTTTTACCTACGGTTTCTCTTATGTAAATAATTTCTTCATCATTTAATACACCTTTTTTATGTAAACCTTCATACTCTTTGATTGTCTTTTCTGTAGTCTTTTGTTGTGTTTTGGCGTCATCAAAATCCATACCTTTTAAGGCCTCAAGGCCATCCATTCCAACGCTGTAATCAATAACAAAATCAATTACCTGTTGTCGTATTTCATTACCTGATTCCTTAGCCTTGTTAAGGTTCATCTGATTCTGATAACCAGCTGACTTTTCTAATTGTTGCTGATATTCTTGTAAAGAATCAGATATGGCAAACTTCGGATCAGACTCTTCCTTCTTTTGCCTTTTAAGAATCTTATTAAAATCCTCTGCCTTACCTTGCTTAAAAATTTCTGACTTGATAGCGACCATTTATTATCCTATTGATTCGTCTTTATATTTTTTTTGTTTTTGTACTTTTGATGATTTGCCGTTAACATATAACCCAAACCAAGCAGCACCAGCACCAACAACTACTGACACAAACCCTGCCTGTGCGTTGTTAGGTTCAGGTAATGCCATAAACCATTGCATTGTATTATAAAATACAACACCGTATAGTACCATCATAATTCTAGGTACCGTTCTCCAGTTAGATAAGAATTGAGGAAGTTCTTCTTTTAAAAACCACCACACCCATTTTATTGTATCTACTGCATCCTTTTTTTGTTCTTCAAACATTTTTATAATCCTCCACTTCGTTTTTTCTCTTTTATCTTTTCGTTTTCTTCTCTAATATGCTGTATCAATAAATCAACATATATTTCCCTCTCCCACGGTAACATTCCTTCTAAATCTCCTAGTGAATATTTATGGTATTGCATTAAAGCAAAATTCGTCCTATAATAACTCTCTAGGTTCTCGTGTAAGAGGGTAACTGAAAAAAATCAGACGCTCCTTGTAATAACATTTCATGCTCAACACCAGATTTAGGATTCTTGTACTTAATGATATGAGATATAATAGGCAACTGCTCAAAATATTCTCTTATCTTTTTGAATTGAGGCATTGTAAGGTTTTCTATAAATTGGTCTAGTTCCTTTGGTTCAATATCCTTTACTTCAAATATTTCATCGCCACTATAAATCTGAGCAATGCAATCCTTCATTAAATTAACAGATAAATCTATTATAGTTTTCTTATTTGCCACTTCTCTTACCGTTGGTATTTTCATAATAACACCATAGTTTTCTGAAAACTTAACATTTGTATCTATCTTCTTGTTAAAGTCTGGTTTAACATCATCAATATTAAACTTGTAATCAACAACCTGTGTTTCATCATCTGGACATTTCAATTTTAAATCTACAACTTCACCAATTGACTTTGATCTTATGTTTAACCATAACCATTCAAAATCATAAACTGGTAACTTTTGTACATCTATTTCTGTTATCATACAAGTCTGAACGGTACCAATCAGCGTGTCAATCATCTCCGATTCGTTATCGTTCTCAATCGCCATTAGTAAAACTTTTTCCTCTTTTACTAAAAACGGTCTATATTTTACCTTTACATTATTTGATAAAGTCAAATCATATTCAGGTATCTTCATTGGTAATATACTCATTATTTTTCACTCCTTTTTTATAGTATTAAATTTCTAAAATCTGTAGCGTCTGGTAACCCTTTAGGAAATACCCTTCCGCCTGTTATTCTCCCGATAGGCAATCTATTCTTTATTGTATCAAATACTTGTCTACCAACTCTACCTATTTCGTGGCCTATACCGAATGGTAAATTGTCTAATAAACTTGTTTGTATTGGTGATAAATTATTTCGGTATTCTGTTCTACCTTCAGACAAATTCTGATCTAATTTATTCAAATCACCATATCCACCTGTTCCTAAATAACTCCATGCTGACGTGGCATAATTTCTATATGCAAACGTAACGGTAGTTTTCACAAGACCACCTTGGTCACCATAACTTAATGCAACGGATGAAATTGTTTTTGGCCATACTTCATAAAATTGTACTTGATAAGCAGAATAGCCTGAAGTATTACCTAAACTTTTTCTTACAGCGTCCCTATATTCTCCAACAGACTTAAAATCTCCTGGGTCTATATTTGCTAATGCAGCTGTAAATGATTTAATTAAAGGTGTAATTGTAATCATACACGGAGTAGCATAGTCATCATAATATCCTATATTATGACTTATAGGATCAACCATTGTGTTTTGCCAAGCCTCAAAATACATTCTCTCATCAAAATGAACACCTGTATAATATGTTAATGACAGGTCATTGAATTGTACGTTTTTAGCAAACTTTCTATTAGGTCCATAATACTGCTCATTGGTATCATCTGTTACCGTTTTCTCTGGTATGGTTGCTTCACTACAAAATAAATCCATTCTTAAATCCAGATTCTTTTTAATTACGGCAGCCAAACTGGAACTTTGATACAATCTTTGTGAGTCATTCCTTGACAATGCCATTGCATTTTCAAGGTGAGGACCCATAAATTTCATCATTTTAGGTCCATCTATTGTGGCTATAAATTGGGTTGTTCTTGCTAAACCTCCTGCTTGTGTAAGGCCTGACCTAAATCTATTATATACTGAATTGTTATTTGATGTGGCATTAATATAACCATATCGTTTATTAGCATCAGCTTTATCAAATTGTGCTTTTGATGGTGGTATACCTAAACGTATATCAATATCGCCTACTCTTTTACCTACACTAATTAATGACATTAAATAAATCTCCTACTATCTGAATAAACCATAGCGTCACTTGCCTTTTTAAATCTTTGTACAGGTAAGTATATCGCAATTGCAGCCTCATCAGCATTTATTCTTAAAAATCCTGTTTGTATATATGAATACAAATACTTTTTGATTGTTGGTTTTACAATCTTAATTCTTTTTACATCATCATAACTAACTTCAAATTTTGTTCTACTATCAAATCTACTATCTGTCGCTGTTGCTTGCATTTTCTCTAACAATTTAAATCTTAATAACGGTGGCAAATAGTGAAAGTTCATACCCATAAAACCACCTTTAATAGGTTCTAACGGCAATACTAAAGGGAATATATCATAATAGGGTAATGTCTTTCTGTATTTAGGATTATACCCAAATAAGTTCAGTCTTCCCACACTAGGTCTTCCGTTAAGTTTGCCTTCTCTAAACAATTGACCTGCTGTTTTAGCACTAGCAATCTTATTTACTTGTTGTCTATACCAAGTACCAGACCTATAAGTGTCTCCTGCCTTTAGTTTTATTGTATCAAATACACTTGCCATAATACTATTTATGTTGTTAATAAATAGGTTTATGAAGAAGTTGAAGAATATAGATAAACGTCCCTATTCAGGTATATTTAAACCATTGAACCCACAGAAATATAAAGGCAACGTTAATAACATTATTTATCGTAGCAGTTGGGAGAAACGTTTTATGAGCTATTGTGATAAGACTAGGGCTGTTGTGGAATGGGGTAGTGAAGAAATCAGTATTTGGTATCGTTCAATTGACAATAGGCCACATAGATACTTTCCTGACTTCTATATGAAAGTTAGACAATCAAACGGCACATTTGAAAAATTCATTGTTGAAATCAAACCTAAAAAACAAACACGTAGACCTAAAAAACCTCTACGTGAAAGCAGAGTTTATAAAAATGCGGTATTAACTTATGAGAGAAATAAGAGAAAATGGGCAACTGCAGCCGCTTGGGCTTCAAAACGTAAAATGAGATTTATTATTCTAACTGAAGACCACCTTAAAACGTTTTAGATAGGTAATGTCTGTGGTGCAAAGTGTTTTATTATTTGCTCGTGTTCGTATTCTGTTTGCTCATCTAATTTTGTAAATGGGTCAAGTGTATTACCCATAAAGATATTACCACCACCCAATCTCTTTTTACATATATCAACATTATCTCTCATTATATCAACACCGTAAATATCTTTTAAAGCGTCTTCTTCGGTCATATTGAAATGTAATACTTTTAACCACTTAACTGGCACTAACAATTG